CGTTAGAGATCATAATTTCGATGAAACGTGTTTCGCGTTTTAAGTTTGTCATGTTTTTGCGCCTCCCAGCGCTGGGTTGGTATGGTTGTTGCATCCTTCACTGTTAACATTAAGTTAACTAGATTTTATTTACAAGCGTTTAATTGCGAAAAAAGCATAAAAGTGTTAAAAAAATATCAGCGGCTGCATCCTTCCACGCCGCAAGAGCTGCCGGCTCCCCCGCGCGACCTCCCACGCGCGGGGTTCCGTAGTAGCAAAAATGCTGTATTATGTGGGAAAGGTATTCAGGAGTGTATAATGCCGAAAAAGGGTCTTTATGCGAATATTCACGCTAAGCGTAAGCGCATTGCGGCGGGAAGCGGCGAAAAGATGCGCAAGGCTGGAAGTAAAGGCGCGCCGAGCGCAAAGGCGTTTAAAGCTGCCGCGAAGACTGCGAAGAAACCGAAGAAGAAGGATAAGAAGTAATGTCTGAGCCATTTACCCCATGTGAAGAATGTCCTACGACGGAAGGCTGTCAGGAGCGGGGCGATTGCCACAGAGTGGCCGTTCCAAAAGAGCGGAAATCAAGAGAAGCGAGATAAAAACCATGTGATGTTTACTGCATTTGTTCTCCTGTGTGCGCAAGACATATGTTTTGCAGTTGGCGGTCCATCCTTCAGCACAGAGAATGAGTGCATAGCGGATTTTATGCAGAATGGCGTCATAGCGCTGCAGCTCAAATATCCGACGCACACGATACAGCAAGTGAAATGCTATGAGTGGGAAAAGAGAATTGGCGCGTAGCAAGGTGAAATGGTGATATGAATTTATTAGATGATATTATAAAATTTGCACTACGTCAGCGTTACCCTGAAGTGACGCCGCCGGTTACTAAGTTTGACAAAAAGAAGGGCAAAGAATACCTAGCAAAAAGTGAAAGCCCTGAAGCTAAAGCTGTAAAAAAGGTTCGGGATGATGCCCAGCGGCGGATAACTGCCGGAGATTATGACCCATATTTCAATATCTCTGATCGGTTCACGGTTGATCGCTATAAATATCCGGTGGCTTCGCAGTCAAATCAGACCCTTTCTGTTTTGCCGGCAAAACAGGAAACAGTTGATAAGTACAGAAAGTTTTACAACAACCCTCAATCAAAAAGAAATCTTCTTGATGCATACGAAAAAGGCATTGATAGGCCAAATACGTCAGATTGGTATTACATGGGCCAACTTGAGCAAGAATTTATTAATGAATACGGTGATAAATTAGGGCGCCAAAAATTTCAAGAAATGTTTGCAGACCCAATGGCTGCGTGGACCGGTGGCGCAGATCCTCAAGCAAATCTCTTAATGGCTGGGTATGACAACTTTAGAAAAGCGCAGGGAGTTGGGTTGCCTGAAAATACATTTGACTACCCTTATCCAATCGGCGGTCGTTTTTTAGGTAATAACGCAAAAGCAGCTTCTAAAATTGAGGCTGAGGGCGGCATAAACCCAAAGACAAACCCGAAGCGGTTTAATTTCTCTACAAACTTTCAGGGCGCCGAAGATCGTGCGACTATGGACGAGCAGATGATGACGATTGGGTATAAGCAGCAAGTTCCCACGCCAAACACATATGGCGCTGTTGAGGAAGTCGCTGTGGAGCTTGCTGACAAAAAAGGCGTCACGCCTATGAAGTTTCAGGAAGTCGTCTGGCATGGTGGAACTGGGAAAGAGGGCAAGCCTATGATCCAGTTTGTGAATGAAGCAATTGAACGCACCAGCGCAGTGACCGGCCTGCCGCCAAAAGATGTTGTGCGGATGATGGTTCGCGGAAGCATTCCAATCTTTGGCGCTGGCGCCGCAGCCCCAATGACAAACGATATCCTCAACTACTTTTCAACGCTAGAAGGTAACGGCTCCTGATGGCAAACCCTTTAAAATACGCGCGCGGGTTACTTGACTTGCTGCACTTCTCCGATGAAGTGCGGCCAGTAGTCGATCCTAAAAAGCATCTGACGAACCCGAATATTCGCGGCGCCGAGGCATCGCTTGCGCGTTCTAAGGTAAGAACAACGCCATTCCGTCAGGAGCCAAAAGAGTTTTACGATCCTTATCCACCACAAAGTTATTGGGCGTCTGAGGGTTACAAAAAGGAGCGCGGTCTAGGTGACGCGATCCATACGACGCGTCAGCCAGTTGAGGGCTTCTACGATATTAGTCAGGATGCAGATCGCTTTTTGCCAGTAGCGATTGAAAAAGTTGATGACATTTTATCTACTAATAAGATTAATATCCCTGACGGGGAGAGGTCTGACCTGATTATCTCTGAAGCTATGAATATGGCAAAAGTCGCAAAATATCTTGGTCTACAAAACCGCAAAGCACGGCCAAATGTTTACACCCAGTTCAACCCTGTCGTTCCGGAGTTTGTGAGGCCTCCGGAGGGACAGTTTATGAGTATTCTCGATTATTTGGAAGGATTAGAGAAATGAGTACACACGTTTATGAAACCGAAATGAATGATTTTGGAAAATCTCTTTTAGAGACTAACCCAAATTTTAAAATTGAAATTCTTGAAACCTTAGGCGACGAGAATGATCTCCTACCAATGTATAAAGTTCGAGTGACTGAAGAGAGGCCAGATGAGCGATCAAGTTGAAGACATCCGTAAAAAGTTTTCCTTAGCATTTGATGATGTTGATCCTTACGCACGAAAGTTGGTTTACAAAACTGACGATCAGGGGCGCACATACCGAGATTTTGGAGATTATTTATATACAGAGGATCAGCTCCAAAATTTTATGGAATACATGAACGCTGAGCCTAATCTTCTTGATACGCGCCGCAGTGCGGTGCGAAATTTTATGGGAAAGGGACGCGATCCTATGGAAGCCATGGCGATGTCTAAGGCTATGGAGATGGTCCCAGTGGCAAATTTGCCATATGTCGCTGATGATGTTTATGGGAGAGCTAGGCAGATTAGGGACGCATATCAGGAGGAAAGAAAACTTGATATGCTAGGCCATATTGCAATGATGGGCTTGGATGTTGCGCCATCAATATACGGTGGCTTTAAAGGGCTACAGTTTGGGCGAAATGTTTTAAAAAATGACGCCGCTAAAATGGCGAAAACGCCTATGTCAATGCGCAAGCAGCCACCTTTAAGCGCAGGCATTCTTAACGACTATTTGACAGGTAAATAGGAGCCGTACATGGACTACGAAATCAACGAGCTTACGGCGCAACTTGAAGCCGAGTTAAATCCGGATGTAATGTCGGAAGAAGATCTGAAGGCGATTGTCGGAAAAGAGATCGACGACGCAATTGACTTCATCGACAATTGGGTAAGCCCAAGCAGGGCAACCGCTACGGAATATTATCGCGGCGAGCCATTTGGCAACGAAGAAGACGGGCGCAGCCAAGTTGTCAGCATGGACGTGCGGGATACCGTACAGGCGATCATGCCGTCGCTGATGCGTATATTTAATAGCACAGAGCATACCGTTGAATACGTCCCAAATGGGCCGGAAGACGTCGCCATAGCGAAGCAGGCGACAGATTACGCTAACTATATCATCAACCGCGACAACAACGGATTTTTACATATCCACGCGGCGTTCAAAGATGCGCTAATCCGTAAGGCAGGCATTTTGAAATGTTACTGGGATGACCAGACAAAATTTGAAACACATGATTTCACAGGATTAGACGATAATGGCTTAAACGCCTTGATGGCGGATCCAGATGTCGAGGTTGATATTGTTGCCTCCGAGCCAGTTGGTGAGCCTCAGATGGACCCTATGACAGGCATGATTATGCCTCCCCCTATGGTTCACGCGGCGCGCGCAACGTACACAATGCCAGATGGCCGAGTTAAGCTGGAGGCTGTGCCGCCGGAGGAGTTTCTAATATCACGCGAAGCAAAATCCCTTGAGGACGCGGATTACGTCGCCCACCGGCGCGTTATGACGGTGTCAGAGCTTGTTTCGATGGGGTACGACTTTGACGAGGTTTCCAGCCTTGGTTCTGCATATGACGACATGGAGACAAACGTCGAGCGTTACACCCGCAATAGAGCTTTAGCAAACGAGATGAACGAGCGCGACGACCCCGCGATGAAGAAGGTGCTCTATATCGAAAGCTACATAAAAGTAGACTACGACGGTGACGGCATTGCCGAGCTGCGTAAAGTTTGCACCGCCGGCGACGGCAAAAAGATACTGATGAACGAGCCGTGTGCAATGGTTCCATTCGCAGTGTTCTGCCCAGATCCTGAAGCGCATGATTTCTTTGGCATGTCTATCGCTGACACCGTTATGGATATCCAGCGCATCAAGTCATCAATCATGCGCAACACGCTTGATAGCTTGTCTATGTCTATCCACCCGCGTGTCGCGGTGACTGAGGGCATGGTCAACATTGAGGATGTTATGTCAACAGAGGTTGGCGCCATAATTCGACAGCGATCTGCCGGTCAGGTCCAGCCGCTTTCCATGCCATTCGTTGGCCAAGCGGCGTTTCCGGTACTCCAGTACATGGACGAGATCAAAGAGGCCCGCACAGGCATCTCAAAGGCGTCTGCAGGCTTAGATGCCAACGCCCTGCAATCATCCACCGCGTCGGCGGTTCAAGCCACTGTGAGCGCCGCTCAGCAACATATTGAGCTGATCGCGCGTATCTTTGCTGAAACCGGAATGAAGCAGCTTTATAAGATTGTGCTAAACCTGATTACAACTCACCAAGACCAGCCTCGCATGGTGCGGCTAAATAATGAGTTTATCCCAATCGACCCAAGGACGTGGAACACAAATTTTGACGTATCCACAAATGTCGCGCTTGGCCGAGGGACTGACACAGAGCGTATGATGATGCTACGCCAGATTGCGGAGATGCAGAAGGAGGCCATGTCAACAATGGGTCCAATCAATCCGCTTACGGATATGTCGAAGTTGGCTAATACATTGAAGGCGATGACAGATCTAGCGGGCTTCAAGGACACATCACAATTCTGGGGTGACCCGACCAAGTTCCAGCCTCCGCCACAGGATGACAAGCCGGATATTAATGAGCAGTTAATCGCTGTCCAGATCCAGCAAATCCAAGCTGATATCCAAAAGAAAGTTGCCGAGTTACAGCTTGAGCGCGAAAAGATGATGATGGAAGACGACCGGAAGCGCGACGAGCTTGAAGCTGAGCTGTACGTTAAAGCTGAAGAAATGAAAGCTAAGTATGGCACGCAGCTAAACGTCGAGAAAATCCGATCAGACATGTCTATTAACCGTGAGGTTATGAAGGCACAGGCAGACATAATTAAAGAGGCTGCGCGTGAAGAGTAGACAGCAAGTCATAGATGACGGCAGGGAGGCGAAGCGCCTCCTTGAAGATACAGATCTCCAAAAGTTTATGGATGAATTCGAGCGAGATTGTTGGGAGCAGTTTACTAAATCTGCCCCTGACGACCAAGGCGGGAGAGAGGGTTTATACATGAAACTGCAAGGCTTAGAGGCTTTCCGCCAAAAGCTGCGCGCAATGGAAGATAACGCGACTATTGAAAAAAATAAAAAGTAGCCGCATAATATGGAGTTAACGCATGTCAGAAACCAACAACCCTCTTGGGACTGATCTGAACACCGCACAAAATGCAATCAAGGCACTACTCACACCTGAAGAGGATACTGTGACAGACCCTGATGCGCTTGAGGCTGAAGCCGTAGAAGCGGAAGCCGAAATGCCAGAGCACGATGAAGAGTACTCTCAAGAGTACGATTCAGAGTACGATGGCGATCTTGAAGCTGAAGGCGACGCCGAAGAGCTTGACGACACATCCTTTGACTTACTGTCGGCCACGGTCGAGGTAGATGGAGAAGAGATTACCGTCGAAGAGTTAAAACGCGGAAATCTAAGGCAGCGAGATTATACACGCAAAACTCAAGAACTGGCCGAAGCTCGAAAGCAGATGGAGGCGCAATTTGAGGATATAGAGCGTGAACGGGCTCAATACGCACAAATGCTCCCTGCACTGCAGGCGCGTTTGGAGCAGCCGGTTGAACAGGAGCCAGATTGGGACACTCTGTATGATGCAGACCCAAGGATGGCAGCAAAGGCAGAACGTCAGTGGAAAAAGCGGCAAGAAGAGCGCGAAGCTCAATTGCAAGCTGTACAAGCTGAACGTCAGCGCTTAGCCGAGATGGAGCAGCAAAAGATGCAACAAATGCAGGCTCGCTACTTTGAGGAACAGCGTAATATTCTGCCGGATATCATTCCAGAGTGGCGCGATAATACCGTCGCCGCGAAAGAGGCCAAGGATCTTAGAGCTTTCCTTCTAAATGAAGGTTTTAGTGAAGAAGATGTAAACGGCCTAACGAATGCAACGCTTGTGAAGTTAGCGAGGAAAGCAATGTTGTACGATAAAGGTCAGACACGCGCAACGGAGGCTCGGAAAAAGCCGAAGACGCAGAAGACCAAGACACTCAAAGCTGGATCTCGTAACACGCAGCCTAAACCGAAGAGTTCGCAGCAACAGGCGCTACAGCGCGTACGTCAAACTGGCCGTGTGCAAGATGCCGCGGCTGCAATCAAATCTCTACTTTAGGAGGCCATTATGGCAATCGTATCAAACACCTTTACGTCTTTTGACGCAGTGGGTATCCGTGAGAGCTTGGCAGATATTATCTCAAATATTTCGCCTGAAGAAGTTCCACTTCAATCTAACATCGGTTCAGAAAATGTGTCTAACACATATTTTGAATGGCAGACTGACTCACTTTCGGCCACAGACACAACACCACGCATAGATGGTGATGATGTGACATCTTTTGATGCCACAACAGCAACAACTCGCGTTGGTAACTACACGCACATCCTACGCCGCACATTAATTGTTTCAGACAACATGGGCGCACAGGATTTGGCGGGCCGCAATGATGAGTTTAGCTATCAGTTGGCCAAGCGCGGCAAAGAACTCCGTAGGGATATAGAAGCTACCCTTACGGATAATAACGCG